TTCCAGCTCCATACGAGCATCAAGGGAGCTACCAATTTTTCCACCATCAACATCAAAGAAAAATGCTTTATCTGGAACATCAACCTTTATAGAGGGAGCTTTCTGTTCAGCACCTATCTTTAATATCTCATTGTGAAATAGTTTGAGTATTGCTGGTTCCAATACAGTACCAGCTTTGACTTTAGGATTGTTAGCTATGTCATTTATAACTTCCTTTCCTTGTAAGGCATTGATTGCCTTTTCCAATTCATCATTCGGTGAATTGAAACCTATGTAACCTTCATCGGTTAAAACTAAACTTGGAATAGAGCTAGATCCTATTTCCCTTCTAGCATAATCAGTAAGTTTCATTACAGACCTCCCATCATTCCATAGTACGCAGCACACTTATCTGACAACGCACATAATACTATTGTTAAAAAATACATTGCAGCTAACATCATTAAAAATGTTATGCACTCAATGGCAAATACAATTTGCTCTTTAAACTTTCTAAAAAAGTTAATCATCATTACTCCTTTGTTAAGGTGTCTAAATGATCTCATATAGTTTATCTTTTAGACACAATTTGTTTATATTAAAGACGAACATTAACAGAACATCTATCCATGTAATTCTTTACAGTAGATGGATACCACTCACCATTTCTAACTGTAGGAATTCCTCTTGCATTAAGAGCTTTAGCTATTTCAGACAATGTACTTACTCCATACTTTTTAAGCTCTGAAATAATGTTAGCAACTGATTGTGCTTTCTGATCTGCTAACAATTTCTTTTTAGCATTACCCTTTTGTGCAGCTTGTTTTAAGTTTTTAGTATTACCTAAAACAACTCCTCTTTTTTTTGCCTGGGCCAAAGCAGATTTAGTATTCTTTCTTAAAGTATCTAAATACTGTTCAGCTACAGCAGCCAAAACTTGTATCGTAAATTTATTTACTGATGGCATATCGCAACATACAAATTCTAATTTACTTTCCATTAGTGATGCTGTGAATGCCAGGTTACGAGATAGTCTATCTAATCTAGGTATAACTAATATTGCATTATGTTTTTTACAATCAGCTAATGCTTTATTAAGTTCTGGCCTATCATTTTTAGATCCACTTTCTTGCTCTTGATAAACATTAATTAATTCACCATCTTTAACAAACTCATTAATAGTTTGTAATTGATCAGCAGATCCATAACCTTCTTTACCTTGCTTATCTGTACTAACTCTAGTGTAACCTACATACTTTTTCATTATACTTCCTCCCCATTCATTTGCTTATCTAATAAAATTTGATTTTCTAAATGAGTAATTGGATCGATTTGCTCTTTTTTAAAATAAAGATCACAAACTTTATTTTCACATTTAGATAAACCATATTCAGTTAATCCTAAATCTTCCCCACATTCTTTACATGAACCCATGTTTCCTCCCTTGTTAAATGGTCTTATATTGTTCATGTATATTAATATATATATTAAATATATTTCTTCAAGGGTATTAATTAAAAAAAGGAATAATCAATGCAACCACAATTAACCCCCATTTATCTGAAGATTTCGACTAAATTGAAGGATAAACTCAAAAAAGAGGCTAAAAAGAATAGGGTATCAATGGCTAAATTAATAACTGATGCTACAGAATTAGTCTTAAATTCAAAACCACAATATCAAATCAAGAAAAGAGGTAAGAGTGAACGATAAAATAAATCCGGATCATTACAAAGATAACAAAATAGAAACTTGCGATGCTACATTCTCACAACTATCAGAGGCAGAGATCATTGGGGCCTGTAAGTTTAATATAGCTAAATACAATTTCAGAGCTGGTAAGAAAGTACAAACTCTTGAAGGTACTAGAGATGACATTGGTAAGGCCCATTGGTACTGCGAGAGATTACTCAAAGAGCTTACTGACATGATCAATAAAAGAAAAAAAGCAAAACGAAAAGATCCAACTGAAATTGATATTGAAGATCTAACAGAAGAAGATCTACAGGAGCTGCTTAACCCTGGAGCTAAAGTTGTTAAACTAAAAAAGAAAGAGGATAAAGATGGTAACTCCCATTCCAAATAATGTTATACGACCACCGAAACCAATCGCACCAGATAAAACAGAAGTAAGAATAACAATCCTGGAAAATGAAATAAGAAAACTCCAGGATGAATTAGCTTTGTTAAAAGAATACAAAGGCAACAAAGTCAAACCAGCTAAAGATAGAATATTCTTGAAGGATGTACTTGTAGCTGTATGTAAATATACAGATCTAAATCCTCATGACATTCTATCTCAAAACAGAGTAGCTTATCTTGTAAGTGCCAGGAGTTTATTTATAAACTTATGCCTGGAGCTGACAGGCTATGGTGTAACATTCATTGGTAGAAAGTGTGGACAGCGAGATCATACAACTGTGTGCTATCATCAAAAGTGCAAGGCCCAAAGAACCGGTCATTGGTCACTTAAAAGAGAGAGTGGTATTCGTTTATGGTCAGATTTTAATAAGATCAGAAAGCAATTACTTGATGCCAAAGAACAAAGCTGATTATGGTAAAGGCAAAACACCTGGAGCATTCTGTGTGCTGCCACAACGAGCTGTTATAGATCCTAGGTTCAAGACTTATCCTAGAACATTTATGATCCTGGCTTGTCTGGGTAACTACACATCAAGAACCGGTGTGTGTTGGCCTAATCAGATTACTATTGCTAGAAACTTACACATCACACAATCAACTGTGTCCAAGCACATACAGAAACTAATCCAATGGGGTTACTTGCGATATGCAAAGAAACATCCTGGATTAAAAGGTAATAAATACTTTATGGTGTTTGATCCTAGTGTTAAGGAAGAGGATGCTAAAGCTATAGCTACAGTAAATGATAGATCTTATGAAGAGAAGGTAGATGTTCCGAAAGGCCCCCTTATGAATAAAAACAGTAATAGTAAATATTCCCCTAGAGTGAATAATAAGAAAGACACTAATAAGGTAAATATTCCTTCTAGTGAATATGTAGATATTCCTTCAGAGCGACTACATAACACTCCAACTAACAATATATCTATTCTTAATAACAGTAGATTGATAATGAATAGTTATGTTAAATTCTGTAGAGAAATATTCGGACAGCACAAAGTGTACGATATTAAGCAAGAAGATTTGGTAAAGAGTTGGCTGCATAAAGGATTGCATCCGGATACAGCCATTGCCAAGATCAAGACTACGATACAATGGAGGAAGGATAATCGATATGATTGTCCTGGATCTATCTATTTCTTTAAGCCTATATTCTTTAAGGAACATAAGGATAATAATACATTGGATATACAGAAGATGATTAAGAGAATAGCTAACAAGAAGAGGATGCCCTGGAAATAATAAATTTTACAAATCGTAAAGGTTCGTATATGTTTTGTATTGTAAGAAGATTGAGAAATACAGGGGCAGAAAACCTGGCTTTTTATTTCATAAAAAGTTGGACACCCCTTTGCCCCCTGGGTGCGTATATCTATAGGGGGGTATCACACAATTTTTTTACAAATAAAACATGAAACAAACAAGTGAGGAAATATATGTCTAAACCAATATCCAGCAACAGAGGATTTAAGTTTTACAAAGGTGCATCTATTCCAGAAGGATTAGAAGTTATCATCGAAACTTGGCCTGGTGCTGATTACAATAAGGATACAGGAAAGTACATTCCGGTTCCAGGAAGAGTAGATACAAAGATCTACAAGAAGGATGAAACAAAAGAATATAAAAAAGGTGATCCTATTTTATTCTTTAGTACATTCGAGAATAAGGATGAGGAACCTCCTGTCAATCTAGCAGCCGAACAAGCTGATAAGGAAGAAATGGATGACACAATCCCCTACTAAAAAGAGGATTATAAAACCCCCTCTGGATCGGTTCGGTGGTGTCCGAGTGGTTCAGAGGAGGATTAGAAAGTCCGAAGTCATTGAGCATAACAAAGATAATGTTGCTCAAGAATTAATTGATATAGCTACTGCAAATATTGATGAGATAATGAATTGGGATGATGAGGGTAATGTTACTATTAAGGATCCTAAAAATATTTCAAAGTCAGCAATCAAAGCTATAAAAAAAATTAAAGTAACACCGACAAAGATGGGGCCACAGTTAGAAGTAGAGCTGCATGATAAAGTTGGAGTGTTGAGAGTGTTAGCTAAAGCATCTGGTTTATTAGAGCAAGAGCAAGATGTAGATAGACCAAGTGTTGTACAGATAAACATGAGTGGGCCGGAAGAACCTAAAATAGTGGAGGCAGAAAATGTTGAGGTTAATGAACCACAAGGAAGTGGAGAAGATCCAGGTGGCGATGCTCAAGAACAAGTTGAGTGATCGTGAGTGTGCGAAAAAGTGTGGCAAGAATATAAAAGATTATAGGGATATAGTTTTTAAAAGAAAAAAAGAAGATGACAGTAGAATTAAATCAATAGTAAAGGCAATCACAGATGAGTAATGCAATAGCAAATCTAAATCTAGACTTTAGTACATCACCTACAGTTTGGAAATTTTTAAATGATAAAAGTTTTGTAAGAGGATTAATGGGGCCGGTGGGTTCTGGTAAGTCTTATGCTTGTGCAGCAGAGATTATGATCAAAGCTGTTAATCAAGTACAAAGCCCTCGTGATGGGATCAAGTATTCTAGGTTCGTAGTAGTTCGTAATTCTTATCCGGAGTTGAGGACAACTACTATTAAAACATGGCAAGAGTTATTTCCAGAGAACATTTGGGGTGCATTTAGATGGTCACCTCCATTAACACATCACATTAAATTACCGGCAAGAGATAATGCTCCAGGTATAGATTGTGAAGTTATCTTCCTGGCCCTTGATCAACCTAAAGATGTTAGAAAGTTATTATCAATGGAATTGACAGGAGCTTGGGTTAATGAGGCTAGAGAGCTGCCTAAAGCTGTTATAGATGGATTAACACACAGAGTTGGAAGATACCCTACTAAAGCTGATGGTGGATCTACTAATAGATTTATTATTATGGATACTAACCCAATGGATGATGATCATTGGTGGTACAGACTTGCAGAGAAAGAAAAGATGAAAGGTAAGTTTGCTTGGAAATTTTTTAAGCAGCCAGGAGCTGTTGAAGAAGTTATCCAGGATGAGCTGCCAGAAAATCCAGAGGCTAATGGTTTTGTTTATTCTGCAAACAAATGGTGGATGCAAAACCCTACAGCAGAAAATCAAAAAAATTTAACAGCTGGATATTACGAGCAGACTTTACTCGGCAAAAATATTGATTGGATTAGATGTTATGCCCAGGGAAAGTACACTTATGTGCAAGAGGGTAAGCCTGTTATGTCCGAATACGATGACACATTAATGACAGAGGAATTCCTGGAACCAGATATTCAATACCCTATCCAGGTAGGTGTTGACTTTGGTTTAACTCCAGCTGCTATCTTTGGTCAGAAGTTACCTAATGGACAATGGCGAATACTCCATGAGCTTGTAACATTTGATATGGGCCTGGAAAGATTTGGTTATATGTTGAAAGGTGAATTAGAAACAAGATTTCCAAAGTATGATGTATTAGTTTGGGGTGATCCAGCTGGACAGAAGAGAGAT